AGTCCTAAAGACCAACGAAGTATTCATGGTGGGTGGGAAACACCGAATAATCTACATCATAATGAGGGTTTTTATGGTAGGTTTATAAAAGATTATTTTTTACCCGAATGGAAGAAAGAATTACATCCAATTAACTTTCCAGAATTTGATATTACAAGTCTTTGGATTAGTGAAGTTAATAAAGGTGGTTATCATCAATCGCATTGCCATCCTGATGCGGATATGGCATTTATATGGTATCTTAAGACTTCTGATAAGGATCAAGATCGTGAAGGGGATATATGTATAGAAAACCCTAAGACATATGAGTCTTGGAATGTAATGCAGAATATGAAGAACATGTGTCACCCAGATACAGGGCAACAAATGACTACAATGTATAATATTGCACCTACATTTAGCGTTAGACCCGAACCAGGACTAGTTTTAATGTTTCCTGCTTATCTGCTGCATAGTGTTGTGCAATCGCAAGTAGATAGTAGAATAGCAATGTCTGGTAACTTAGTATTTAAAAAAAATCAACCACAACAAGTACAAGAACCATATTTAAATAAGCAAATAGTTGAACAACAGCAACAACCTTTGGATAATGTAAATAATCCAATAGATGTTAGTCCTTGGACAAAGAGGGGCGATATACAACAACCACCTAAACTTGATCGGAAGAAAACACCTTGGTTTTAAATTTTAACCTAATAGGGATTGTATTCTTGGTCGTTTTATTAACTGTCATAATAAATATAATTGTATTATATTTTATGCACGGCAGAAAATGAACGACCATTTAAATATTTGGAAAGATGAGGTCGAATTAACGACAAAAGACCTAATATACAATGTTATTAATAAACCAAAAAAGATAGAAGAAGAAAAGCAAATTCTTCAAGAAATCATGCATGATGATATAACTAAAGAAAATATATGATATTGTGATATAAATAAAGAAAAAAACTTTATTCAATGGCAATTAAAAGGATATCACGATCATATAAAGATATTAGTTTATCCTTTGAACCACATCCCGTCACAAAAGATCTGGGAGTAATAAAAGATGCGAATGCGATTGCCCGATCTGTAAGAAACATTGTAGAAACTATTCCTACTGAAAGACCTTTTAATTCTGTATTAGGATCTAACGTTAGAGATAGTTTATTTGATTTTGTTGATTTTGGTTCTGCATCTGATATTCAGGATCAAATTATAGTTGCTATTGAAAACTTTGAACCACGTGTTGATAATGTAGTCGTCGAAGTAGAACCTTCATCAGACGAAAATGCATTTGAAGTGACTGTGATTTTTGATATTATTGGACAAGAGTTTCCAACCCAAGAATATACATTCCTTTTAGAAGCAACAAGATAAAATGCCTTTTACTAAATTTGCAAACCTAGACTTTGATCAATTAAGGACTTCTATTAAGGATTACCTTCGAGCAAATTCGACTTTCACAGACTTTGATTTTGAAGGATCTAACTTCTCAATCTTAATTGACACACTAGCATATAACAGTTATATAACAGCATTTAACTCGAATATGATTGTTAATGAATCTTTCTTAGATTCAGCAACTTTACGTGAGAATGTTGTTGCATTAGCAAGAAATATTGGTTATGTACCCCGTTCCAGAACGGCAGCAAAGGGGCAAGTATCGTTCGACATAAATCTGGGTTCAGTAGACCCGCAAACTTCTACAGTGACCCTTATGAGGGGTCTGGTGTGTACGGGAAATTCTAGTAATACTTCTTATACTTATTCGGTTCCAAATAATATTTCGACATCTGTTATACAAAATAGTGATAATGACTACATTGCATCCTTTAATAACGTTGATATCCATGAAGGTACCTTCTTAACAAAGACATTTAACGTTGATACCTCATTAAATCAGAAATTTATACTTGATAATTCATATGTTGACACCTCAACTATCTCCGTTTTCATCTCAGGACCAAGTGAAACAGGTCTTGGAATAGAATACTCCTTAGTTGATAACATATTAAACGTAAATTCAACGTCAGAAATCTATCTTTTACAAGAAATACAGGATGAAAAGTATGAATTGTTCTTTGGTGATGGATTAATAGGTAGAAAACTAGAAAATGGTACTAAAATTACGGTATTTTACATTGTTACAGATGGTAAAGATGGTAATGGTGCGTCTTCATTCTCTTTTGCAGGAAGTATTCAGAAGGGAAGTAACACAACTTTACTAGATGAGACTGTTTCATCAACCGATGCAGTCACAGTTGTTACAAATCAATCGTCACAAAACGGTTCTGACATAGAACCTATTAGTTCAATCAAATATTATGCACCAAGAATCTATTCTTCACAGTATAGAGCAGTAACTGCACGTGATTATGAAGCAATCATTAAGAAAATTTACCCAGAAACGGATTCTGTAGCAGTTGTTGGGGGTGAAGAGATGGATCCTCCTGAATTTGGGAAGGTTTCTATCAGTATTAAACCGAAAAATGGAACATATGTATCAGAATTTGCAAAATCAAGGATTTTGTCGCAATTAAAGCAGTATAGTATATCTGGTATTGACCAAAAAATAGAAGATTTGAAGATATTATACGTAGAAATTGATTCCTCAGTCTATTATAACTATGCTCAAATTTCAACAATCGAATCTTTAAAGACAAAAGTTGTAAAATCACTGACAGACTACTCAGATTCGGTAGATCTTAACAAATTTGGAGGAAGATTTAAGTATAGTAAGATTCAGCAAGTAATTGACAATACAGATAATGCAATAACGTCAAATATCACTAAAATAAGGGTAAGAAGGGACTTAAAAGCAGCAATAAATCAGTATGCTCAGTATGAATTGTGTTTTGGAAACCAATTTCATGTCAATACTAAAGGATATAACATTAAATCTACTGGATTTACTATTTCTGGAGAACAAGATACGGTCTATTTGACAGATACACCTAATTCAGATGCAAAAACTGGAATTATTTCGATAGTAAAACCATTAAGTGATGGTACTACACGAGTGATTGTATCTTCTGCAGGAACTGTTGATTATATTAAAGGTGAAGTTGAACTTGGAACAGTAAATATCACATCTACAACATCACCTAACAATATTGTTGAGATACAAGCATATCCAGAATCAAATGATGTTATTGGATTGCAAAATCTATATTTACATTTTAGCATCTCGAAAAGTACAATAAATATGGTGAGAGACGTAATAAGCTCTGGTGATGAAATATCTGGAATCGTATTTTCTAGAGATTATTACACATCAAGTTACTCCAACGGAGATTTAATAAGAAAGTAATATGATACAAACTGGATTTGAATCAAGGGTAAAGATTCAGCAAATTATAGATAACCAACTTCCTGAATTTATTCTGGAAGAAAGTCCGAAATTACCAGAATTCCTAAAACAATATTATATTTCTCAGGAATACCAAGGTGGTCCTGTTGATATCGCAGAAAATTTAGATCAATATTTAAAACTTGACAATTTAATTTCAGAAGTGATAGTTGGGGTTACTTCCCTTTCTAGTGGAATTACAACCACTAGTGAAACGATTGAAGTTGCTAGTACTAAAGGATTTCCTAACGAATATGGTCTTTTTAAGATAAATGATGAAATTGTTACATATACAGGAATAACAACAAATAGTTTTACTGGTTGTGTTCGTGGATTTAGTGGAATTTCAAGTTATCATCAAGATTTAAATCAAGGAGAACTGATATTTTCAACATCTTCTGCTGCACTTCACCCTCAAGGGACAAATGTAGAGAATTTAAGTACATTATTCTTAAAAGATTTTTATAAAAAGTTAAAATATAGTCTAACACCTGGACTTGAAGATGTAGATTTTGTTTCTGACTTAAATGTCGGTAATTTTATAAAAGAAGCAAGGTCTTTTTACGAATCTAAGGGAACCGACGAAGCATTTAGGATTTTATTCAATGTCCTTTATGGTGTACAACCACGAGTTGTAAATTTAGAAGATTATCTAATCAAACCATCTTCTGCACGATACACTAGGGAAGAATTGACGATAGCAGAAGTCATTTCTGGCAATCCCGCAAAGTTAAATGGTCAAACTATAAGAAAAGTTAACGATCCAAGTACTAACGCATCAGTATCAGAAATACAACCCTTCTTTAGGTTTGATAAAAGGACTGGAGAGAACAAATTATACTATAAAATGTCCCTTTTTGTTGGATATAGTGATGTTTCTTCTGTTGAAGGGAATTTTACAATTACACCCAATACTAGGGTCTTACAAGACGTATCTATTGGGGCAACTACAATTCCAGTAGATTCTACAATTGGATTTGGGCAAACTGGAACAATTGTATCTGGAATTAATACTGATATCAGATATACGAATAAAAGTGTCAATCAATTCTTTGGATGTTCTGGAATTACCAGTGCAATATCCATTACATCTGATATTAGATCTGATGACATCTATTATGGTTATGAAGATGGAGATGCTACTAAAAAAGTAGAATTAAGACTTACTGGAATGTTGTCTAATTTTGTACAAACATCCGAAAGTTTAAAGGTTTCTGAAGGAGATATAATAACAGTTCAGAATCTTGGAGATAATATTAAAAATCCAGATCAAAATGAAACTTATAAAGAAATATTTGCAAATTCATGGATATACAACAGTAGTACAAGATATGAAATAAGTGATATTAGTACTTATGCCTTATCAAGTACAATTGATAGGTCAAGTTTGAAAATAGGGGATAGGGTCGATATTCTTGAAAGAGATACAAACAATATAGCATCTTCCACTACTCAAATAGCACATATTAGTAATATTGATGTTGTACAGAATAGAGTTGTACTGTCTAATTTAAGTTTTACTCCAGATCCTAGTTTAAAGTATGATTTAAGAAGAAGAGTTAATACGGCAAGTAGTTCAGTAGTGCCACTTGTCTATGGAAATGACAAAATCTTGTCAGATTTGCAAAATTTATATGTTGATGATGAAAACTATGCATATGTTGCTTCAAATTCATTACCATCTGGAAGATCTGGATATACTGCAGATTATTCCTATGAAATAACAAAAAATGTTAATGTTTCGAAGATTAATAATAATGGTATTGTAACAGATCAAGCTTCCGATGGGAATTTCTATACATTAGTATTTCCTAATGATGTAACTTTCATTACTGGTGATAGAGTCTATTATCAACCAGAGAATGCACCTTTGGTGGGATTAGAAACAGGAAGTTATTATATTGGTGTTCAGGCAGATAAAAAGAGAGTTAATTTATATTCTTCAAGATCATTCATTGGTGGAAGTGATTATATAACATTTAGAGAAGAAGTTGGTGCTGGAATTGGTACTCATACCTTTACTTTATATGAACAAAGATCAGGAAAAATAGGTCCACAAAAAGTATTTAAAAAATTACCTTTAGATGTAAACATTAAGAATGGTACTGCAGAATCTACATTAGTAGGATCTACTGGGATGCTAATAAATGGTGTTGAAATTAATAATTATAAATCTAATGATAGAATTTATTATGGACCATTACAAAGTGTTGATGTATTAAGTGGTGGAGAAGAATTTGATGCACGTATGGTAGAAGTTAATGGTCATGTATTAGTTGATAATACTGTCGATAATAGTTTCCACTTAAAGTTCAATGATACGTCGAGTAATGCAAGGATAGGTAGAAACTCATTTAATAAAGGAATAGAAGATTCTTCTGTTAATGGTGCCTTACCTATTTATAATACAACAGCTGATAGTGATGGCTATGACGATGGCAGAACCAAAGGCTCAGGAACT